TCAGCGCGCCAATGCCCGAATGTAATCCTGGCAGGCGCGCAGGGCGATCAGTCCCCGGTCTCCGGTGTCGGTGATGGCGATAATGCGTCGAGCATCCGCTGGGTCAAGTCGGGCGCGTACGGGGCCATGATCCACGCCGCTGGCGCTGGAGGGGGCAGGCACTGCGGGGCAGTTGGCGCCCTGTTCGACCAAGACTGACAACCGCAGGTCAGCAGTAGCCAGGCGGTCACGCAGGCGAGCTTGAGTCTGTTGGGCATGGGCGAGCTCCTGGAAATGTCGTGTTTCACTGCCTTGCAGGCGTTGTTCGAGTTGCTGGCGTCCCTCGCGCTCGGCGAGCAGCGCTCGCGCTGCTTCCTCTGCACGCGCCTGGGCCTCATGGGCTTGAGCCTCGGCCTGCTGCGCGAACAGCCGGCCGTAGCGCCAGGCCTGGACCTGCCAGGTCAATGCCGAAGACAACAGCACGAGCACCAGACACAGCCCCAGCCATAGGCGGCTCAACACAGCACCTCCCGCGCCCGTGCCCACAAGGCCAGACGATCTTCCAGCCCATTGAGCCCACCATTGATGTGACGGGTGATGCGATTGAACTCACCCCGGTCCGCCAGCGCATTGAGCCCGCGTGAATGCCAGAACCACGCCGCCGATTCACAGGCCCAGCGGGGTTGTTCAAGCATCTGCGGCTGCGCCAGCAGGCGTTCGTCACCAAACAGCGCCCGACTGCAGGCCTGATAGTTATTGCGACCGGTCACCTGGATCAGGCCACGGCCGCGATAGAGCTGACCATCACCATCAGCCTCGGGGGTATTGCCTAGTCGCTGGGCCAGGCTGGGCGAGCAGCGGCTTGTAGCTGGGCGCAGGCTTGGCTACCGCGACGAAGTTGCCGTTTGCGTCCTCCAGGGCCAGCTCTCGAATCCACCAACCGCCGACTTCCGGTGGAAGTACCAGTTCGGCGACCAGCACGGCCGGGTCGGCTGGCGAGGGGTACAAGGCATTGAGTTGCGCCCGCAGTACCTGGCGTACCAGGGCTGTCTGTGTCGGTTTCGGCGTAGGCTCTGGTGATTCGGAGGGGTCGACCACCCGACGGAGCGCACCGACAGTGCCTTTGTGGGCATGCACGGAAAACGCCGCGCGGATCACCGAGCGCTTGACCGCCTCGCTCCAACTGTCGTCCCAGCGATCGACCGACCAGGCCCAGGCCAGTTGGTACAGCAGGTGCGGCGGGCAGGTGTCGGGGTTGTAGAGCGTGCGCAGGGCAGGCTTGAGGTCCTCGGCGCTGGTGCCATCGAGCGCGCGCTCCAACGCCGTGCTGTTGATAGGCAGAAGGCCTGTCATGTCAGTCCCCCCGCACCACGGTGAACCCTTCGCACCAGGCGGCCTGGGCTTTGCTCGGGCGAATGTCGACCCAGTTCGCCAGCTCCACGCGGCTCACCCCGTTGATATGCAACTGGGCATCGACGCCTGAACGGGAAACCTCCATCCCCAGCCTGCGCCGTGGGTTGATCCAGGCAGCCAGGCGTCGCTCGCACTCGACCAGCAGCGCCTCGTTCTCAGGCCCGGTCCCGGCCATGTGCACCACCGCATCGATACGGTACGGCAGGATCTGCGCGGACTGCACCGTCAACCGGTCCGCCACGGGGCGTACGTCGTCATCGTTGAGGTACTGGCGCACAACCTCCAGCAGCGCCGGTGGGGCCTCGCCATTGCCATCCAGTGCCAGCACCGTCACCACCACCTCTGCCGGCGCCGGACTTTCAGCGGTCGCGTCAGCGACCAGCCCCGAAGCGTTGCGGGCATGCAGGATGTAGCTGTTGCGCGGGCCGGCGGTGGTCAGACCTTCGTAGACCAGTTGCACCCGCTCGCGCAGGGCGTCGTCGGCTTCCAACACCTGCGCCAGCGGCGGCACCGCCTGCAGGTCCTCGGCCTGGACCACCAGGCGCTGGAGATTGACGTTGGCCGCCAGTTGGTCGAGGTCGCTCCCTTGGGCGTAGGCCAGCAGCAGCGCCTTGGCCGCGTCGTTGATACGGGCGCGGTTGAGCAGCTTGCGGTAGGCCCCGACCTCCAGCAACTTGGTTACCGGGTCGCTTTCCAACTGGGCGGCCCAGCTCTCGCCCATCTGGGCGCGGAAGGTCTCCAGGTCGGCTTGGTACAGCGCCTCGTAGTCAAGGTCTTCGAGCAACTGAGGCGCAGGGAGTTTCGACAAGTCCACCTGGCTCATATGCTGACCTCCACCAGGGCGTCATCGCCCAGGTAACGGCCGCTGAGGGCGAGGTTGACCTGGCCGTCGAGCACCGACAGCACACGCACCCGCTCAAGCTTCAGACGCGGCTCCCAACGCCCCAAGGCGCGGGCGACTTCCGCTTGCACGGCGCTCTTCCAGCCGTCGTTGACGGGCAAGTCGACGTAGCGACGCAACTGGCTACCGTACTCGGGGCGCATGCGCCGGCTGCCTTGCGGGGTGGAAAGGATGTCCTCGATGGACTGACGAAGGTGGGCGATGCCGGCCAAAGGTTGGCCGGTGCGGCGGTCCATGCCGATCATGGTGCGCCTCCTGTTGCAAGGTGCGAGGTCCGTTGGTGGAATCGCATTTAAGAGTCTCTCCTGGTTAAGGCCTGCACCTGTTCGCGGCTAAACCCGCGATACAGACGCCACGGAGCAGGAAACCTGCTTGTCAGCGCCGGCATTTCCGATGCAGGGGGGCCTCAATCAATGCTTGTGGTTAGCGGTGTTGCCAGCGGTGTCGATGATCCTGCCGCCGCCGTTGATGTCGCCGCTGACGGTCAGCGGCCCGTTGATGGCGACCTGGCCGGTCAGGGTGATAGCCGTGGCGTCGAGCTCGATGGCACCCTCGCTGACGCGTAGGGTGCTGGCGCCTACCTTGATGCTGGCGTTGCCGGCAGGCAGGTGGATGTCGTAGCGCTTGGCCTGCCAGTCATAGGCGAGCGAGCCGCCGTCCTCGAACCGCCACACCTCCACATGGTCGCGGTTGTCCGGCGCGCTGCCGGCATTGCCGTAAAGGCCCGGCACGAAAGTGCCCAGGGCCGGCTCACCGCTGGGGCTGATCAACACGCCCTGCTCGCCCAGGCTTGGTGCCCGCCAGTGGCGTGCCTTACCGGCGGCCAGGCAATGCCAGCGCAACCAGGCACTGGTCCAGGCTCCATCGGATACCCGCACCCGAGCTGCGGCCAGGTCTACCGCAACAACGCGGCAAGGGATGACCAGGCTGGCCAGCATCCGATCATGCATCGCGCTGGCGTAGCTCATGGGATGTCCTCTGCAGCGATATAACGGTGCTCGTTGCCCGACCCGGTGTCCGGGTCGATGCCCAACATCAGCATGCCGGGCGGCTGATCAGGCCAGTGCCACTGGGGCTCGCCCAACAGCACCGGCTGCTCCCAACGGACAATCCAGTGGCCACCCTCGAACTGTGCCAGCGCATTGCGGCTGGCCTCGACAAAATCCAGGCCCCAATACTGCTGGCGCAGCAGGTCCATCAGTTGTGCGGCCAGCAGGCTTCCCTGCAGGCGTGCATCGGGGTCGCCGAGGTCGGGGGTGATATCCGCCTCGAAGGTGGTGACCAGCACCGAGCGCCCATCCCGTGGCGCGGCGTCCGCGGTCATGCGCACGATGCCATGGCGCAGCGACGGCAGGACGGTGCTGCTCTCGACATCAGAAGCGATATCGACTGACGCAAGTTCAGGAATCGCCTCACGAATCGTTGCGGTCAGGGCCGCATGCAAAGTGGCCAGTTCGCTCATTTCAATGCCTCCTATCGCTCATCGGCCTGGGGTACATCACGCAACCCCAGGCGTTTGGCCGCCCAGCGCTCGTAGAGCCCGATAGCTACGTCGGCGCCTGCCATGGCAGTCATGCAGCCAAAGGCGCTGGCGCTCCAGATCGACATGCCGCTGGCGTACAGCAGCATCACCGTCGAGACCCCGCAGACCATGCAAGCCCCGGATCGCAACGCCAGCCGGCGCACCAGCGCCCATCCTCGCGCGCCAGCCTTGTCGGCACGCCACATCTCACCGCTCAGGCCGCCCAGCAATGCCAGGACGATCACCAGCCAGAGCGGTATCTCCAGCAACGTCTGTTGCTCGTTCGTCACTGTCCTGCCTCCTGTATGAATGCCCGCCGGTGCTACCGGCGGGACGGTTGTGTATGAACTCGGCATTCCAAAAAGCCCGGGCTGCCAGGCTTTTCAGTAATGCGTTGTCGAACCGCCGGCCACATCTGGTGACGCCTGGCGGTTCCGCTTCGAATTGGTGTCTCCGACCGCGGCCACCTGCCCGCCGGATAACTGTTCGTGGTGCTTTACGCTGCACACCCGGGCCAGTTGCCAACCCTCTGAACAGTCGAGGCCTGTTCATCGCTGCCTGTGTAACAACCGGTGTCGACCGGCTTGAGACACAGATTATGCACTGATGCATATCCAGTCAATGCATAAATTCATATTTCTAACGAATAAAATTTGCTGAAATGCATGGAGGCTATGCACGACGTGGCTTGTAGGGATTTTCTGCGGACGAAAAAAAACCCGCCGAAGCGGGTTTTCTTGAAAAGGAGATGCCTCAGCGAGCGTACATGCCCCACCAGAACACATGGCCCAACAGGCTGATCTGCTCTTCCTGCATCTGCTGGAAGCTGTAGTCCTCGTCAGGGTGTTCATCGCGATTGAAGCTGCGCAAACGAATACCGGTGGGCAGACGGTATACCTGTTTCACACGTAACTGGCCATTGTGGTTGATGGCGTAGAGGTCACCATCGATGATGTCGCCGATCGCGCATTTTCCGGTGTTGACCCCGACCGTCGCGCCATCACGCAGTACCGGCAACATACTGTTGCCGCGCACGGTCACACACTTGGCCTGGTCGAACTGGACGCCATTGTGGCGCAGGCTGCGCTTGCCGAAGCGCAGGCGGGCCTTCTCGCTTTCCTCGATGACGAATCTTCCTGATCCTGCTGCCAATTCAACCTCTCGAAGAAAAGGAACGGACACCTCGTCATCCTCGACGGGGGTTTCGTCGTCCCACAGGCTGATGTCGCTCAGGTCCGCATGGCCATGGGCCGGCTGCGCCGCCTCGCGGGACTCGCCCAGCTCGACGCGCCCGCGCAGTTGGTCGGTACTGACGCCGAAGTACTCGGCGATCTTCGACACATGCTTGTCGGACGGGTCGACGATCTTCTCGCTGAGGATGCGCGACAACGTGGATTGGGGAACGCCCGTGCGCCGGTGCAGCTCCGTCGGTGACAGGCCGTGGCGGTCGAGCAGTGCTTTGAGTACGGTGGCTACGTTGCGTTTTTGCATACCGTGCAT